GAATGGTGGTTCAAACGGCATGATGACCTCATAAAGAAAAGCGGCCGCGGACCTCAATGAAGCCGCGGCCTGTCAATCTAAAACGGAGATTTCAGAAAAGCTCAAACCGACCGTGCAAATCGGATTACGCCTTGTAGTACTCGATTGTGTATTCGATCACGCCTGCTGTGAGAGCTGCTGTGCCGATAGTCTGAATGACCTTTGAACCGGCTGGTAGCTTCACAGGGAGTGGAAGGACGTTTGGAGTTCCTTCCACCGCGACAGGGAGTATGATCGCGTTGGCTGTGAGGCTTGCGAGCGCGCCTTGAGTTGTGGTGACAAACGCATCGTCATCCGCTGTCACACCGGCCTTCACGGTAGCTGAGCCACCTGAAGTCGCGGCTGTCTTAACAACGGCCGAAAACCCTGTGATGATGATGTCACGGCTTGCAATAAAGATGTCGAGAGCGCCTGTCGCGCCACCATCTTTAGAGAAGTCATATCGCACGCGCTCGATTGATTTTTCATTCGAGAATGGAGCGCCAAGAGTCTTTGAAGCTGCTACTGCTGCCATCTATTTGCCCTTTTTCTTGATTGCGTTGATTGGTCTGATGTCACCCATGATGTATGCCGTTGCCTTAGTCCCAGTGTGACAAATCTGCACTATCTTGATAGGCGTCTTGATCATCTTGAGCTTGGCAACGAGCAGATCGGGAGAGTCTTCAGTTATTGCCTGAAGACCCTGGTATGGGTTGATTGAATCAAAATCGATATCCACTTAGATTCCTATTACGCTGTGACGCGAATATGTTTCTTGGCGCCATCGATACCGAGAGCAGCACCGAATACCATGTCAACAGACATCACGACGCCAAAACGTTTTTGAGCGTGAAGGTCAGAAATTTTGACCTGAACTTGGGTTTGGCTCACCATGTGCAAAAAGTCAGGGTGGAAAAGAAGGGCGTAGTCAGTAGCTCGGCTGTTATCTTCAAAGATGTTGAAGCCGAAGCGTTTGAGGCCGATCTGTCCGCTGATCACTGGTGCATCTTGAGCGCCATAGTCACTCGATGTGAGTGTTTGAGCGTTCAAAAGGTCCGAGTAGTAAGACGGATCGAGAAGAGCATACCAGCCTGGATTCATCGACCACTTAGCCTTAGCGGCCAAGAGGCGAGCGGCCGAGAGCTGTGATGCGTTGAAATCAGACACGCCCGCGATATCGTGGTCGGGTGCAGCGGCCGATGGCGCTACCAGTGTATACAGGTAGTCGTTGATCTGCTTCGCAAGAGCGAAGTTGAGTGATGCCATGACTTCCGGATTCTCAGTGCTGATTTGGGATTGCAAATCAACCAAGTCCTGAAACTCATAAGCAGCAACAGCGCGTTTGTTGGCAACGATGTCGACTTTAGAAGTCGAGACAGACTCGGTTGTGAAGCTGTCTGCATCTGTTCCAACAGTCAAGAGCTGACCGACAGGCGCGTTGATTTGGGAAACGCGAACTGTATCACCTTGGCGTTTGATTTCACCGTCATACTTTTTGTCGACGAGTGAACCAAGCAAGAGCGACTCGCGAAGCTGCTTAGTGAAAATCGGTGACCAATATTTTTGAATCTGGTCTTGGACTGCGATCAAATCGGTAGTAGCCATGCATCACCCCTTTAGTGTTGAGGAAGGCTAATCAGTGATCTGACCCGCCTTCCATTTCATCATTTCCTTTGATGAGAGCTTGTTCCATTCAGCTCTCGAAATCGTATTTGCACCGCCTTGAGGCGCACCATTCGGCAAGCCTGACTTCTTAGTTTGGATCCACTCAGGGAACTTCAAACGGAAATCTTCAGCAGCTTTAGTGACAGACATTTCGTCGACTTCCCCGGTGTCAGGGTTGACGACGATCTGATCAATATGAGAACCCATGAATTCGTAGAATTTTTTATCAACGGTGCCTGGCAATGCAGATAGGAGTCTTGATAGCTTCAAGCGATCGGACTCGCGCTGCTGCATTTCAGTGAGTTTTCCATTCTTCTCAGCAAGCTCTTTGTCTTTGAGCTCAATGATCTTTTGGAACTCACCCGCATCAGAAAGCTCTTTGGCCTTGCGGTCCTCTTCGGCTTTCTTGTATTGCGCTAGTTCAGCCGCTGTCTTCTTTTTTTCGTCGAGCAGTTTCCTATGAGTTTCATAATCAACTGTCTTCTTAGGCTCATCGTTCCCACCGGGAGTGATGATTGGATCCACAGGATCCGGCGTGTTCTGTTCTGACATTTAATTCTCCATTGAATGACATGCATTTGTCAAAATAAATTATCGGATCAACTTCTTTTTTGCGAGAAGATCACCGAACTGTCGACGATAGAATCTTAAAACCTGTTTGAACTCAAGATCGCTCACCCTGTTGAATGGTCGACCCTGTTTCTCTTGATAACCAGCGACCTCTAAGTTGGTTGGTGTGCTACCAGCATTTCCAACGAATGAGGATTGAAGTGGTCTTCGCGTTCCGGTCGGACCAAAGACGACTCGCCCATTTTGCGAACGTATCAGCTTCACTGAATCGAGCATCTGACCGGATAGCGTGAGGTTCGATTTGCCAACAGATGTTGCGGGCGAAAGATCTGGATTGCCCTTCCTGAACTTCTTATACTCTGCTGACAATGGTTTGAGTTTTGTCTTTTTCCCAAACTGTCGATCCACGCCGTATCCGAGTCGAGTCCGCTTCACTATCAATGAAACAGCGAACTCACCTGTCGCTATGAGTTCTTTGGGACTCACAGCCTGATCGGTCGCTTGCTTGATTCTCGAAATGATGTTTCTAAGACTTCGAGTTGGATCGGACATAGTTGATCAGCTCCCTAAGCTTGCTTCCTTCGATGCCGAGGAAGTCCCTAGCCTTCTTCGCATTGCCGGTTGGCTTCCCATAGCTTCCGGTTATGTTGCCTTCAGCCTTGGCATTCTCTTCAGTTCCCTTCTCAAATCCAATCGTGATCTTGCCACGCTTTTCATTGAGCAGTTCCATCGCGGCTAGCATGTCGCCTGAGAGCTGAAGGTTGACGTTCCCTTTCGACTTGCCCGCGTTGGAGAAATCGAGCGACTTAACATAGGACTCAGAATAGCCGGGAAACTTTTTCCCGTTCTTGTCTAGTCCGCGATCGGTGCGGTCGAATATGTGCTCGATGATCAGGTCACCCAGTTCGCGCCTTTGAGCGGGCTTGAAGTCGGGTGGTATTTCTACTTGAAATTTTTGTTGCGACATAAATTAATCCTCAGGAAAGTTCAATTTAGCAAACTCACCGTGGAATATTTTAGCGGCTTCATCATATGCCTTGGCTGCCAACAGGGCAGTTTTGTAATTTTTTCTATGAACAACCTTTCCGTTTAAAATTAGGATTGATTTAAAACTTCCCTTCGTTTGTTGATGGACCCCCCTAAGTCCTGACTTCTGATTTCTTGTTGAGTTCATAATATTTTGAGAGGTGGTTGCCTCCCTCAGGTTTTCAATCTTATTGTTTGTACGGTCATTGTCTATGTGGTCCAAAAATTTTGGCAAATAACCGTGGTGCATCAGAAATATAATTCTGTGGACCAGAAATTCTTTTTTGGAAACCTTCAATCTGACATAGCCAGTCACTTTATGAACAGAGCCAACCTCTAAACCAATAGGTCTAAGCGCATTGCCTTGCAATTTTCGGTATAACTTCCCGTCAGAATATTCAAAATAGACTCGGAAAAATTCACAGCCATAACCTTTGTATTCATTACTCAATGAATCCTCTCCATTATCCATTCCTATGCATAGACCTTGAAAAGCCTGTAAAGTTGTTCCGCGAAAAACACGTAAATCAGCCATTTCATCTTAATACATAGCACCAAAATCACCATAACTGATGGTGGTCTCTTGCATAAAATCAGGCCGGAATGTCCTCTTCAACCTTTTCAGCGGGAACTTCTTCGATGACAACCCCGCGCTCAAGGTCGATTTCCTCGATCAGTTCGTCGATTTCAGCAGCAGTCATTTCAGGATTGAGCTTCACCATAGCCCGTCGACGGGAAGTGAACCCGCCCGCATATTCCTCACGCTGGTCTTTCACAACCTGTCCGCGTGTCTGTGTGGGAAGCTGAACAGCGAACTTGGCTGTGACTCGAGCGTTCGGGCTGAACTTCCCGGTCGCATCAATTTCCTTCCGCGCGATCCAATAAGGATGCATGTAGTGCAGAATCAAATCCCAAAGATCGGACTCGGCCGCTTCGAAGTATGACACTTGCTTTTGTCGCGCTTCGAAGGTATCCATTTCGTCGATCACTTTGGATATACCTGAGGCGAGGTTATCGGGTTCAAGGCTTCCAATGGATCCGGCTCGAATGCCTTTGGTTCCAAGCCACATGCTGAGTTCGGATTGGATCAATCGGAGCACCTGATCATAGTCGACCTGTGGTTTGATCTGTCCGATTTCCGGCTTTTTGTCGCTGGTCGCATCTGATTTGAAATGCCAAAAAGCATTGGGCGCCATGATCAAATTCTCATCGGTCATGTCGATTCCATACATGATCGAGAAGGATTGGAACATAGCCGCAACGTTCAGATCGGTTATCATGACGGGAAGCAGTTTCACGATTCGAAGAGTGTCCGAGTCGAGCTTGGGCTGAACCCGGTATTTCGATTCGTTCACATAGACGAATGGAATGCGGCCAACGTCATTGATGCCATCGGGGTTGTCGGACAGGATCATCAGCTCACGTTCAACCTCACCATCCTCGTTTGAGATCATGAACTCCGTATCGCTGTATGTGTAATAGATCTGTCTATCGTTGTGCCGACCGGCCTTGATGATTATGTGGGTTGGTTTGTCCGGGCAGATCGGGTCGTTTGAATACGCGATGAACCGATCATTAAGGATCACTCTCAGGTTGGGAATGCCCTTATGGATATAGGGCTGAATCAGAGCGGCCTTCGAAAGGTTGAACAGCTCATTGCCTGAATTCATTTGAGAGTTCACGTCAATCTTTTCAAGATACCAATCGAGCAGCTTTTTATCGGCTTCGTTGCCGTCAATGACTTCTCGGGTCACGCTGGTTTGATAAATGTTTGTCAGTTTGTCGATGAACTTGGGCAAGACATTGATTGGGCACAGGCGAGTAAGAGCGTGCTTATAGGTCTGCTCTGATAACTGATCCTTCAGCTCTTTTATAATGTATCCGCACAACTCACCTTCGAAGATGTCTATTAGCTGAGCATTCATGTGCAAGTATTGCGTGTTTTCGATGACTATTGATTGCACATGATCCGGTGTTAACATCATGCCCTGCACCCCTGGTTCATAGGATTGTTGTTGACTGCTGTCGACTCGTCTTATTTATGCTGAAGAGTATAGCATAACCTATAGCGGTTGTAATATGCTGGTAAGCCTTGGAGTCATCTTCAATATAGCTTCCACCTTCCTTCAGTTTGACCAACCTCATACCTTCATCTGCTACCGGGCATCCGTTGTAAATAAACAGTCGACGATGCCCGAGCGCATTCAAGCAATAGCTGTTGACCTTATTGTGCCTGGTCCTCAAAGGTGGGTTGGATGGTGGAACCCCATAAACGTAATTTATATTCCGATCGGACAGTTCTTTCATGATGATGTCATAATCGGACCTGGTCGACCGGGTATCCTTATGCTTCCCTGCTGCATCGCCTGTTATCAGGTATTGAAGGCCTTTGATGAGAAGATCACGGCCGTCAAGATCTTCCATGATCTGAGCAGTGCGCGCGCCTTGGATGACCGTCTCACCAAAGAAGTGAAAGGTGTCATTGATATATTGGAACATGATCATCGACATGGGCTTGCCGTCTGCAATGTTGAAGTCGAACGCTAGGCCAACCTGATAGACCGGATCGATTTTATATTCGACAGTCTTAAGGTATTGGGCATTCGAATCATATTCATAATATATGACCTCGCCCTTCAGCTCATTCCATTGACCGTCAAGGTAGCGTTCGGCTTCCTTGGGCGACATATCTTCTCTAAGCTGTCGAACATAGCTCGGGTCAAGGAAGGGGTTCAGCTCTGTGCGGGAATAGAACACGTATCTGAATCTGTGGTTTGAACCGTTTGAGTTCGGTTCAATGAAGTATTTCCACACCCAGTGAGCGGGCGAGTCGGGGTTGGTCGCGGCTATTAGGATATTCTCAGGCACATGTGGCAATCGCCTCATACGCGCCTTGAGCTGCTTGAAAGCTTCGATATCCTGTTCATCATTTTCAACGATCTCCTCAATGATAACCATCGAAAGCTTAAGAGACCGAAATTTCTTATACCGCCTATCCGCCCATGTCGCAGTTATGATTTCAGAACCATTGGCAAATCGGATCGTGTTGGACGTGCGGTTGATCCGATAATGCTTCCTCTCAATGAAATCCTCTTCCATGTGCTCGAGAACCTCTTTCCATATGGTTCTCTTTAAGTCCGGCAAGGAACGGCGAGCGATGCAGACCCTGGCACCTGGGAACTCCACGCAATGCCTGATGAGCAAATGAGCCATTAGAGTTGATTTTGCAGAACCAAACGACCCGGAAAGTAAAATTTCCAGGTTACCTTCCGTAAAATCAAATTGATCGATTAGATCACAAACCGCCCGCTGATAAGGAATCACATCGGGGCTGAACTTTGTGAAAAAGGGTTCCGAGTTCATCCAACGTCCCTAGATGGTCTCGAATAATTCATATTGAATGGGTCATCGCCAGGGGTTTCATCCTTGGGTTCCGTCCATCCGAGTCTACATCTCAGCCAAAAGGTAGTCATGTAAGGGTTTTTTTCGGAGATAGCCATATTGAAAGCGGCATTCATCACTTTGGAGGCAGCCAAGGCCCTACCCTTATCCAGAGCGTCAGAAACCTTAGGATCTTCGGCTATTCGCCTATCTAAAGTCGATTGAGAGACATCAAGAACGTGAGCTATCTGCTTGATAGTGCAGCCGATGCCAGCGAGTCTGGTCGCTATAACCAATTGTTCAGGAGTTAATTTGAGTTTTGGGCGACCCTGCTTCCTAGCAGAATCGCCTTTTTTCTTTGCCAAGAAGCACCCCATTTATTTTAATGCTTCTTGTATCATATCAGAAAGGTTTAGTTCGACGCCATATTATCAGGTGCTGGAATCTCTTTATCGACGATAGCGGTCAAGTTCATTTCCTTAACTTTCGTATCGATCCAGCCCCATATCCGGTATCTTGTTTCATTGTCAAAATCTGAGAGCGTTTTCAAAATACTGCTCATCGCCTTCAATTCTTTATCCATTTGAATCCCCTATTAGAACTTTTGATGAAACCATAGCATTACGTCCCATCATTTATAAGCAAAAATCACGGGCAAATTGATTGGGGATTCATGCGATTTCCTCGTGTTTTATAGAGGCTAAAAACAGTCGATTTTCTGGTTAAATAATAATATAATATATCCATGATATCCGGACGTTACGCAATTTCTAACTACGACTTAAAATGGAGTTTTTCGCGTGAATTTGACGCTAAGAATCAAAAAGGTTTATTTTGACGCTATAGCGAATGGATCGAAAAAATACGAATATCGGTCTGATTCGGATTTTTACAGGAAGATTTTTCAAAGGAAATCAGAATTTAAAACTCTGACATTGCATTATCAGAAGCCTGAGAGATTAACCTGTAAGATAAAAAATATAAAATTGATCAAGAACAATCTGAAAGGCGTTGATCCATCATTCTTCGGTACGGAAAAAATATTTAGAATTGAAATCTATGAACCTATTTCTTGGTTGAAGAAATGATAAATCAGGGTCATCAGACCCTTTTTTTAAGCTTTCCAAATGAAATCAAAATGAAAACATTTGACCTTTGATCTGACTGCGGCCACTCTCTGCCGTCCACTATTACCTTTCAAGCTGCCCATCTTTCCTTTTTCTATTGGCGTGGAAACTTCGGTACATATCCAGTATTTTTGTCTAATCATTGCCTTATAAACTGGTATTGACGAAAATTTAGCTTTGACCTTGAGTCCTTTTCTCACAACGTCCTTGCTTGTTTCATTGATCAAGTGAATGCCAAGACCAAGACCGGCATAATCAGGATGAATCACCGTTCTATTAGAAAAGAAAGTCACTTGATTCCCAGGGATGTATGCCGCGAAGCATTGAAAACCGATCTGGTTCTCGCCATCAAAGAGGCCATATGTATAGATCTTACCGGCCGGCAGGTTGTCACTTAGATAATGATACTTGCTAAAATACTTCCATGATTTCCGGTCGACCTGACGAACGTCGAGCCTAAGCTGGTCAGTACGTTCAAACGTACCGACCATGGCCCTCCTATCGGTGTACTGCTGTAAATTGCAGTCGGATATGAAATCTGGATTGAGCCATTCGACGACATCGTAATGACACGAGATCACCATAATCTTCTTACCGGTGCGCCGCGCATATTTCTGAAGGCAATGAGACATCACTTTTGCGACCGTCCTATCGACAACAGACGTCCATTCATCGATCACGATCACGTCTCGCGTTGAAGCTGCCAAAAGAAGAGCGGCTTCTGCCCTGGCTCGCTGCCCGTTGGATAGGGTATATGCGGGCCTGATCCAGCAAGGGACCGCCGTAAGCCCCATGCCTGCTAAGGCTGTCGCGCAATCGTCGTAAGACCAATCATCGGGGAACTGATCAATAATGGGCTTGGCTAGGTCAATCGCAACCTCAAAGCAATCGTCACCAAAAAGCTTCTTAGCAAGAGTTGTCTTGCCACTACCTGAAGCGCCCAGAATCAAGCCCACGTTGAAAGGTTTGACCAGATCGACACCAATTTCAAGATGGTGCACTGACTTTTTCGAGGTATCAATATCAAGGCTGTTAGCGGCCTTCTGGCAGCGAAAACTGTTAGATACCTCAGATTGCAAATGAACTACAATATTTTGCATATCCGTCCTTGCTCCTGTAGATCCTTGAAAACCTGTTCCTGCTCATTCTCGTCAAGGCATTCGACGACGACCAGAAATTCTTGTTTAGGCTCGTCAATGCTTTTGGTCTTTTCTTCCTTTTCGGGTTTGGATTCAAGCAAATCGAAATTGATGAAACCCAAAAACTCCATATCGAGAGTGGCATCCTCAAGCAGCAAATCGTCCAACTCGCCTATTAGTAGATTCTTGTCCCATTCAGCGTGATCGGATGTCCGGTTATCCATTAATCTATAGGCTTTGGCTTCTGCTTCTGTCATATCTGAAGCAATATGCACAGGAACTTTCCTCAAACCGAGCTTTTTTGCAGCTATCAATCTGGTATGTCCCACAACCACAATCATGTCTTTATCAACAACGATTGGTTGCCGGAAACCAAATTTCTTGAGCGATTTCATAACCTCTGGAACAGCCTTTTGGTTATTTCGAGGATTCTTGTCATATGGAATCAAAGATTCGATGTTGATCAATTCTATATTCATGCGATTTTACTCCCGAACGATTTTTGAAAAACAGCCTTATGAGCTTTCACATAAGCAGCGGAGGCCTTGACGGCTGTGGCAAAACCGCCTCGACGATACCTCTTTCCCTTATGCATAAACCTATATTCATATGTCTTGCCTTCAGGCGAAGATCGATAGACTGACTTGAAGCCGGTGGCGTTTTTAGATTTCATTGCTGATGCCCTTCAAAATATCGAGAATCGCATCAACCTCAAGATTACATAAGTCCTCATACCCATCACATTCTATGTGGCGTTCACATGCCTCAACTAGATCTTTTAATGTGTATGTGTGAGGAACTTTAATCGACAAATCTTCCATCTTCAACCTTTCGTGATTGAGTGACCGCCCTGACCTGATCATCGAAGAGCTTGAGACAGAGCTGACAGTTTACTTCCTCGATCGAATCGAAGTAGTTTGTCGAGTTCATTCGGCAAGCTGGTCTACTTCTCTTAAGGCCGGGAACCATTTCGATTTTCTGTCGCCAGTGTTTCTTTGGGATGTATGGAGTCTTAGTCATTGTTCACCGCATTCTTCATTCTATTTCCCTTCGAACAGTAAATCGAGCGTCACTGAAAGCTCATCAACGCTATGACAGACTCTGGCCTTATGCATCAGTGTGGCGATCTGAAGCCGATCAAGGCATACGCGCGGGCGATCCTTGAACGGTGCTAGGGGGAGATCAGCGAAGTGGGTTGGTTTGATGTTCCACTCACCAGAAGCAAAATATGTCTCTTCGCTACCTTCTGAATCTTCCATGATGTGATAGCGCGACCCACACCCGATCCGCATACCATCCTTCTCAGACCACAGCAGGACTTCCTTGCCCTCGTCATAGTCCTTGCATTGGTATTGGCTAATCGGCTTCCACATTGTTCATTTCCTTCTTGAGCGACCACGCTTCGTGTATGCCTTCAGCCGTGAGGAAAAAGAAGGCTTCGAGGTGCGGAAGGTATGCCGTCTTATGAGGGCCTGTGAAATAGCCTTGAGCGACTAGCAAGTTCAACGTCTCATCTTCAGCAGGACAGCAGTAATGATTTCGATACTGACTGTTCCCACGCGACAACCCCGATGCGTGAAGAATGATGTCTTTTTCTTTTTGATTCATGTCATTGCCGAGATAACAGCAGCGAAAAGATGATCCTTGACCTTGCTATGTTCCGATAGTTGATCGTATGGAACCATGTCCGGGTGCTCCCTTCGCTCGGGGTTCTTATGCTCGGCATAAACCCAACCTTCCTCGGATTTGTTTCTCAGCCAAGACTCATGAAGATCCTGTGCAGTGCATCCGGGGTTATCCAATCGGAACTGAACACCCTTGCAAGCCGACTCACGTTGCCATGTGGGTGCGTTGTCCCAGTGCGGTTGAGAGTTGTCGCCTGTCGCCTCACAATAAGCGCGATTCACTTCATGACAGACTTTTGCGATAGCGTTGATGGTCGACATATTGATCCTTAATGTCATTGATCACAGTGAAGAGCGCCACCTAAGGTTGAGAGCGATTGCATCAAAATTAATGAAATTGCAATAGGCGCGCTCTTCACTCTGGCCAATTTATAAAACCCCACATGAACAAGAGCCAAAGAATGAAGACGATTAAAACCGCCCAGATCATTCCCGCACAGCCTTCCATGTCGTGCTTAGGTCGATCGTATTTCATAAAACAAACTCCATGTGAACATTGTGAAGAGAGCTGGCCGCTACTCCAGCCATTGCATAGCTTGCGTATTGAGCACATCCGAGCCTACTAGTGCAATACGTTCGGGGTTTGCCACTCTCAGCGTGTCTCCAGGGATCAGAATAGGGCTTACGCATTCAGCCTAAACCAGCTTCCCAGCTTCCCACACCGTCTCTTCACAATGATCACCAAAAAAACTTAGCAGCAAGAAAACCCATTCCAAAAAAGAAAGCGATCCAAAACAGGACCACGAACGTCATCACGTATTTCGTTTCGCTTGGGAATAGATCGCTCATAAATCGAACTCCATACTGAATCGAATCAGCAGACAAATAAAGCCAAGGACTAAACAGACCCAGAACGTGAAGAGCGCGACATACCATAGCACTAGCTCCCAGGGGGTCAGTTCTTTCATTCGGGTTCCTCGTGAGGAATACCATCACAGGCCATGATTGCGAGCTTCAATTCTTTGATGTTGTCTTGTGTCTTAAGATCCCACCAATTACGGCAAGCACGCAACAGGCCTCGAATAGCGACCTCTTCCTCTTCTTGGGTTTTCTTGTGAATCGATTCGGTCATTTTGGGAATCCACAACCTTGTTTTCCGTTCTGAAACTGTGCGCCTGGTCCGCTGCAAATACCACAAGGAAGTGCGCAACAATTGCTGGCACAGTCCGCAGCGCTTTCGCATTGCCCACCTATGAACTGAATACCCTTGCCGTTGCCAACGTTCTTAGTTCCCGCTGGATCGAAGCGAGGACCGCCCACACAGGCCGATGGTGTGCTTCCTATGATCGGAGGTATCACGATGGGAACCACCACAGGGCTTGGAGCTGGTGCTGGTGCAGCGATCCCTTGCCCACGCATGGATTGCTGTTCGCGGGGTTCTGAGTCACACAGATCGCTGCGGGCTTGCCCTGCTGGTCTTTACAGAACTTCGCAACGAAGCCATCGCCACCCGTGCAATGCAGCATATTGGTATCGTCGATGCAGAAAAATGTATTCGCGGGCTGACCAGCGCACAGATTCGTGACCGCACTTCCTTGAGTTGAAATCAAAAAACTAAGAGCGATGAGAGTTTTATTCATAAGCTTCCCTTTATTTGAAACTGTTTGCATGGATAGTCGGCCTTCAATTTTGCCATCGAGACGAAATCTTTCGCCTTAAGGATCGTGATGATCTTGCAATCCTCACAGTGTATTTCAACATCTTCCTCACCGTTTTCAGGCTTCATAAGACGCTTAGGGAAAAATACAATGCTGTTCGTACACCATCTTATTGCCTTGGTCCTAAAGAAAAGATCCCACATGATCATGAAGCGTTTCCTGAAGCTGACTGACATAAGCTGACCTCGGCTGTTGGGGTATAGAACTTTTCAATCGTTGCCATGACCCGATGCCGTTCGCTGCTATCAAGATCTTTCAGGACAGTGAAGATCGCCTGTATCGCTCTGAGGCATTTATGCTCACTGGTTATGGTCTTAATGAGCATAACCCCCGGTTCTTCAGTCTTGAGCTTGGGCGCGGTCTTGAAGTCCTCAAGCCTTGATTCAAGCGCCCTTGATTGGATGCCCACCGAGAAGAGCTGATCTTTGAGAACCAACAGTTCTTCCTCGGTCATGTTTTCGACCAGTCTGCTTAGGAAGGTCACATTCTTCCCGGACAGCTCACATAGCGCGGTGATAGTTGGCTGACCACCCATCGCCCTTGCCCGCTCGATCTGATTGACCAGTGCGGTGTGAAAGTTTCTGACCGCCTGTGTTGCATTGACCTTGCTGTTCAAACTCGACTCCCACATTTAAGGCATTCCATGACCCAGAAAGTCGAAAGAGCACTGGTTGGAAGTTCTTTTGCGGTGATGTAAATCTTCTCAAACTGCTGAACGCCTTCGCATGAATGACACAGCATAGCGTGAAAGATTTCAGATCGCTCTTCAATCACACCGTTCATTTGTCCACCAACTGTTTCAATCTGGCTTGGAAGCTGTCTCTTGCCTGATGCGCTTGCTGATACGGACCAGGGACATCGAAAATGAAGTCCCACAGAGGCGCGAGAAGAGTCCTGTGGAAGCGAAACCATGTCTTAGCTTGGTTCGCCCTTAACTGAAGTTCATAAGCGCGACAGAGCTTGTTATAGCGGTCCCTGTGAATCAGCTCGTAATTGAAGATTCTCAATCCTGTTTCCTCAATGGCGCGGGTGGCGGGTTGTCACACATCTGGCTTGCGATAATGTCAGCCCTTCGTTTATCGGCCGTCTTGAACGTGCCCGGAGCTTGCAGACCAAAGATTGCGAAAGATTGGTCGGCACCATCCATGTGACCCTTGGCGTAAGAGAGCGCCTTAAGATGTTGCAATTCATGATTGCTAGCGATGATCAATCCGAAGATTCGAATCAAGATGCACCTCGGGGTTCGTAAAGATTTTTCCGAGTCTATATCTCAACTCGGAAAAATTAAACCGAAATGTGCCGGGTATATTTTGACGAGCCGAAAGGCCACGCTCCAATGAGCCGTGGCTATCCAGTCTAAGCCGTCTATTTTTCTATGATTATTTTTTTGCTTGGAATTGCTCTGAAAGAAGTGCAAGAAATCGGTAGAAATAAAAAACCCCATTATCACCGCTCAAGGATCTTAGGGGTTTCTATTTTTTCGTCGAGGCGTTTTGGAAACCTCTTCTTGCCTTTTAATGCACCACCTAAGCATTGACCGCAAGCAAAATCTTTCCGAACTCTTCACCGAAACGAGCGGACTTAGCCAATCTCGTAACAAACTATGGTTTCCCTTGGTAACTTTCCCCCCAAGTCTTACAGGGAAAGATAGAGAACTCCCTTAAACGCAAAAGAGTTCTTCAAACATGAGCGGTGTGAGCGCGTTGGAACATGGCCTAGATGAAGGCGTTGGCTCGAGGAAACGTAGTCCTCAATCCCCCACCTCAGCACTAAGTCAGCCCATGATTCACGTATGACGCACGCGAGGTTTTCAGGATCAGTGTAGGCTGGAAGGCCGGGCATTCTTTGTACGTTTGACTGCCGATTTGCACACGAGTTGTCCCGATGGAATCCGGGATAGCACTGTCCCCTGAAGGTTTAGTTTGTCGACATAGCTCTGGCATCCCTCTCATTCACACCGTCATAGTGAATGCAAGGCGTTGTGGGGGCTATTGTCTTTCGAGGATTGTATAGGCCGCGTTCTTTCAGACAGTTACGGACACAGCGTTCACCGATTGGAACGGTTCGCGCTATCTGAATGAGCCTCATTCCCTCTTTGAATAGTGCTTCAATTTGATCATCCACCATCTTTGACCTGATTTTATGATGTGCCAAGTTGTGACCCAAAATTTGATCCTCCGTTCGGAAAAAGTTTGCCGAGAATTAAGCAACCATGTATTGATGGTTCCATCATTCCCACATTTGAGGAAAACATGGAACACAAAACTAGAATGAGTTTCGACATACCAGAGGAGCTTAGAACGAAGCTCTTGGTCATAACCACTATGAAGAAAGAAAAGTTAACGCCACTGGTCATCACGTTGCTTGAGACTTATGTGGAAGCCAATCAAGATTCGCTCGAGAAAGCAGGAGAGTTGGCAAAATGAATATTCCTGAAATTGACTTCAGCAAGTCAGGCACAGAGCTGTTGGCCGCGTTCGTGAAGTTCTCGGGTGATGTTGGCAATGTCGAGAAGAACAAAGACAACCCACATTTCAAATCCACCTACGCTGACCTTGCTGCTGCTATGACGGCTTGCCGTGAACATCTTGCGAAGCACGAACTCGCTGTGATGCAGCATCCTTTCAATCTTGGTGACGCTCTCGGTATCACCACGCTCTTGATCCACGTCTCAGGGCAATACCTTTCATCCAACTTCATATTGAGGCCTGTGAAGCATGATCCTCAATCAGCAGGGAGCGCGGTCACCTATGCTCGTAGGTATGCTTACATGGCAATTCTTGGTATCGCTCCAGAGGATGATGATGGCAACGCTGCTGCTGCTAAGCAACAAGGTCCGCAACAGATTCAAGGGAAGAACCAACAGCAAGGCCCCAAGCCCAAAGGTCCTGTTCCCGAAAGTGTGAAACCAGAGTTCTTCAACATGGAAGATGATGGACACATGGATCGACTCGACGCGGCCTTGACATCGATGAATGTCCCGAAAGACTATTACGTGGAAATTTCTGCGATTCTTCATGGGAAGGATATGATTGCCAGCTCGATCAATGCGGCTATTAAGGCTGTAAAGGACAAGAGAGACAAGCTTAGCGCGGAACAAACCAAGGCATGATTGAAGGCGGGCGTATGATTAAAGTGATTCACGACATTGAAGATAGGCTAAGAGAATATGAAAAATATACCTATGATCAGGTCGGAAAATTGGATAGATCTAAGAACTGGAACTATGATGCCGGTGTATGCGAAGGCCAGATACGCGCAATCAATATGTTCAGCAAAATCCTAAAGGAGACTCTCAATGTCACAACCCAGTCCCACTATGTCCCATACTCCACAGCAGCTTCAAGAGAAGAGCGATCACATGCTAGCTCAGCTCCAATCGACAGAGCGCCTGATCATAGCTCACTTCGCACCGACCAGCCGTGAGCGTCAAGAGTCTCAACGTCTCTTGCATCAAGTGTGGGCGTTGTGCTTCCTCGGTTACAACGCAGGTGCAGTTGTTCCGGATCCGGTTCCCGAGTTGGTCAACCCTGAGCTATTCCCTGACCACACTCAGGACGCGGCTGAAGCTGTGACCGAGAAGGTCGCGAAAGCAAAAGTCCGTTCGATCAAATCCGCTAAGCCGAAAAAAGCCAAGTCCAAGACCCGCAAATAAACAAACGGTCAACATCGCATTGATGTTGACCGCCCTCACTTCCCTATTACTCTCTCTCGAAATCACTCGTTAAAAGAATCCTATCATCTGAGTCCGGATATTGTCTGGTAGTTTCTTGGGCGCGAAACTCGGTGGCATCGTCTTATTTGATAGCCTGAGCTTAGCCGCGCTCGAGCGTAGCTGTGCCTCTGACTTGACGAACGGATCGTTCGCATGACAGCTCTGGCAATACCCGACGATGTGGGTCTGCATCTGTTGATAGGAAATTTTGTCACCAGCAGGGATATCAACGACCGGACCGCTTGGAGCTGGTGCAGCGGCTTCCTCTGGTTTGTCTGAACCGCACGATTGAAGAATCACGATGCAGAGCAGAACGACGATCGAGTTTATGAAATGCATGTCTATCAAGGCCTCCAATGTTTTATTCATCGATGAATTATAGTTCCGGGTCATCATAAAGCCTTAATTCAAGCACTAATGTCGGAAATGCATCCTTCAATGTGCCGACAGACACGGTTCCACCATTGAGAAGATTGCCCAAATTTTGCGAGCTGAGAGGCGCCGCCCTTAGAGCTTCAAGGAACTCAGGCACAGGCATCGATGCGTAACCCGCTACCTGCTCGGCCGATTGGGCTGACCTTAGGACTCGGATCAGTGCGGTGTTCAGCGGGTCGACCGTTGCCGTGATGCCGAGCTTCGCATAAGATTCGCGCTCCATGTCGTTGATCGCCTGAAGGGCTTTCTGCATCTTGCTTGCCTTGAAGAACACCTTCCCAAGATTCTTTTCATCCGGACTGAAATTGGTGTTCGCTGCAATGAACGAACCCGCCTGATCTGTGAATGGGTTCCCGGGTGAACCGTGATGACAATTTGAGCAGTCGCCCAAACGGATGGTCGGATCCACCTGAGCGAAGTCGGGCTGACCCACCACATCATTCGGTGCTGCATCGGCCGCGTTGAAGTCGCCACCGTTCAAACGGAAGATGCCCTGAAGCTTGTTCTTCTTGGTGCAAATATGCTCTTGAGCTTGCGGAACGAAGATCCTGTTGCTGAGCTGCACACCCTTTATGATCGCTGCCTCTTTAGGGAATGGAGTGTTCTGAAAACTCTCTTGATTTGCCAGGCTTGAGTCCTCTGTCGACATACACCAACCATCGGCTGTTTCGATGACCTGCACCAGTCGATCCTTCTTGAATGCGATCTGACTCGTGTTGAATGCAGCAAGGACAGCTCTTGAGTCATCGAACTCTTTTTGCACGTTGACCCCGAGCACGTTGAAGAACTCGGCAATGCCAAGAGGCTGATCGGTGATGTCACAGTAAACCGCACACTTCTTTGAGGCGATCGCATCGGCTTCGAAAAGGGTCAGGAAAAAGTCTTCAGCGAAAACGTAAGGCTTCTTTTTCTGAGTCAGTGCCTTGAGTTGTTGCCCTCGGACAGTCTGAGTTTCAAATTGAAGCTGAAGGTTCTTCTCGATGACTTCCCGGTATTCGCGATTGCTGATCCGATAGTCGAGCTGATCAGCAGCAAAGACACACGCCACACCAGGATATTTACTTTCATCTTTCAGTTTGGTCACTCTCACAAGATTCGCTGATTTCGATAATAGGTTGATGCCTTTATTGATGCCCTGCTCAACCATATCCATGTCCGCGCCTTGGTTCGCAAGGTTACAGGCATCGAAATAAAAGGCCGCAAGCCGGTCAGCTTCAGCGGGCAAGCCAAGGGCATGATCGACCATCATCTGCTCGGTCCAGTCGAGCGGAATGAAATCGCCCGATGGATTTGAAAGTGGTGGTGGATCCTCACTTGGGAAGCCCAAGACGGCTTCCTTCGTTTCCCTTTTCTGCACGCTGCACCCACCTGAATAGTTGATGACAGTGATCAGTCCGGCCATGAAAAGCATGATCGCGGCCAACCATAGTTTCGCGTTCAAATCTCGGTGTTCCGGGCAAGCCATCGTCAACCCCTATAAGTAATAGTGAAACATGAGCAGACTGGTATTCAGCTCTTCATCTTCGATCTTGGAACGCTTAAGCTCAGCAAGGATTTCCCAGTGAGGGAAGGGAAGCCATTGCCATTGAAGTCCGTGCGTGACCGTCTTGTCGTTCACATCACCGACCAGGCTCGTGTGGAAGCCTCTGAAGAGTTCCCAACCGAGCTTCCAAGTCGCCACATTGGTCCTGACTTCATCTTCTTCTTTCGCGTCAATTTCAGCCATGACATATATGTTATCATTTATGCCGGTCATCATAAAGGCGCCAAGCGCGCGACGATACGTTTCATCTGAGCTAAGCCTCATTCCACTCACGCCTATGACGGTGGTTTTTCCCAAGTAAAGGGAAGCTCTTGAGACTATGCCAACCATATCGGAAGTGACCTTGTATGATTCTGACTCACCAAGTTCGAGAGTCGAATGATTGCCGAACACCCCCGTGACAAAAAGCTCAGCGTGTTCGAAGGCTAAGGATGCCTCTGTGTTGAATGTTTCATCGCCCTGACCCAATCCTAAGGCCGATCGAGTCGGAAGCCTGTGATCAGGGAAAACGATGCCGTATGTGGGTGTGAAGCGACCAGCTCTGAAGGTCAGGTTATCCGAGAGCTGAAGCTTCAAATAGTTTCGTCTATATTCGAGTTCTCTTTTCTCACCGTAGAACCCGCCTGAAGCAGCGATGGTAACCCCCGGAATGGGAGTGACCGCGATTTCATAGTCCTGTTGCATAAGGAACTTCCGAGTCGCCTTATAATCTTTTCCCTTGATCGACACATTTGCATAACGAGTGTCGCCACCGAGAGCCAACCATGAGGGAAGCTCTTTCAGGAATAGACCATAGTCAGGCTGTTCCATTCCCTTGTAACTGAAGCTCGACATGAACGCTGCTGACTGAGCACGACCGTACGCGGTTGTCACACCACCCCCCGAGGGAGCGATGTGACAAGCTGAGCAGCTCAGGTAACCGTGTCTAATGTTTTCAGGGAAGGCCAGGACAGGCTTGGCGTCACAGGCCGCGATTGCAAGAAAGAACCAGAACAAAGACGAACGCATTAGGGATCCTTTAGATTTTCCCTGATACGTTGACTGTGACCGTTTTGGCCATAGTAACACCAAGGTATGAAGGAACCTTGAGGCTTGGGAAGTCCTCAATGTTCACAATGAACTCAGCCTTGAGTTCGCCACCCGAAATTGATGCCGTGCCCTTGACAGGCTTGGTCACCCCCTTCAGCGTCAGCTTCCCAGACCACTCGAAATTTTCACTGATCTTGACCGGATCAACGACCAATGTCGCTTTAGGAAACTTCTTGGTTTCCAAATATTTGTCTTTCATATGCTCATCGCGAAGGTCGATGCCCGTCTTGAAATCGGCAAGCACGCAATCGAATTTTCCGGAACCCATTCCATTCTTGATTGCCCAAGATCCGGATGCCGTTCCACCTTCAGCATTGATATTGATCAAGCCGGGGTTCGCCTTAGCTGACCATGTTACGGCCGCGCCTGATACATCAGCCATCGCTGTGCGCGCGAAAAACGAAGCCAGGAAAATCACCGAGAAGAAAATAAGATCCAAATACTTCATGCTTCAATCCTCTTCTTTCTTGTTTTTCGTTTTTCCAAACGCTCGAGTGACCAAATGCCAAACGACGCGAGAAACCACCCCAGCCACCACCATAATAGCTCTGCCGATGAGTTCATCTCTCGTTTCCTTGTCCACTATTTTCTAAAGCCTCAAATTTATTTTGGCGCCATCAACAAAGCGTCATATGACATCATTCCAACTTCAACGAGTCCCATCAACAGCTCTGCAAGTTCATCACCATCCAAATCCTTCAGCTCAGCGGGAATCAGTGAAGCGCCTTCTTTGGCCTTCTTCAGAGCTTCAAACGCGGGCATCAGTTTTTTGATGTCATCGAGTCCGACCTTGCCGTCATCATAGATTGCCTTGCCTTGAGTGACTAGAACCTTGAGCGCGTCGATGACTTCAGATGTCTCTTTGATACCTGTCATTGGTAACTCCGCGATGAATATGAATGTGATTTTGAGAGCTTCATTATAAGCCAGATCGCTATTTGCGGACAGGTCTTATTTCATTTCCATTCGTTTTCAAGACCCTTGTAAGCCGCGCGGAACTTCTCAACATAGTCCTGATTCACGTAATAGTTTGGGCTGATCTTGTTCGCGAAACCCGCGTTGTAAGCGGAAGCGATGTCATCCATCACGGTATACTTCTTTTTGAGCTTAGCCAAAATTATGACCATAAGCTCAATGTTCTTTTCAGGTATGACGAGCTTGGTTAGGTGATCTTTGTAACCCATCGACCGAGCTGTCCCACCCATGATCTGACCTAGACCATACGATTGTTTCTGACAGTTCATTTCAGTCTGAAGGCTAAGACCGAGCGCGCGTGCGTGTTCTGTTGCGCGGTCGAAATACTTCCAATTGGTTTCATAGCGGACCGCCCAAGGGTTCCAATTGGACTCAATGTGAATGATGGCGTCAACCATACGAGGGTCAACGCCATGCTCCATTGCGACGATTTCAAGATAGACGACATATTTCGCGCGATAGTTGTCAGCCATGAACGGACCCCCATTGAATGAGGCCACGCTTCCCGACTCAGCGCGGTGTCATAGGCCTCAAGATTTCTGCTGTGGTTTTTCCTTTGGCTATTCTATACCGAATCGTCGGTATCTTGATCCCTAGAAGTTTTGACCAACCCGGAATGGTTAACTCACGCCCTTCATGTTTGATGGTGTGACGAGCCCGGTTATTGCAGATCTTCCCTTTTCTTGGTGACCAATAACAGTTTCCTGGTTCGAAGTTTTTTGTCTCATCGTGACGTGAAAGGGTCATGCCTTCAGGCTTGTCGCCAAGGTCGATGAAAAAGTTTTCGAACTTTTCCCATCGCCCACAGATGCCTATGCCCTTGCCACCGAAATTGTGATAGCGACTATCTTCCGGCTTCAGGCACATGCGCCTCATGGATGACCAAACTTTATAGACTGGTCTTTTCGATAGCCTGTGTTCCGAACGTGACTTCCTCATCTGAAACCCTTAAGTGAGTGGCTTGACCTTATAGATGCACCAAAAATCATCGCATAGGTCATTGTTAAGCATGGCATCGTACGGGAACCACCATTTTCCAAGAATACCCCAATGGTGACCCCATGAGTTCTGAACTAAGAATGCCTTGCGTTTGTCGTCATAGCCTATCACCAGTGAACAGTGACCGCCCACTATTTTCTCATCGTCTTTGGGCATATCCATGATACCGGTGCGCTTGACCTTCGAACCCATGAAGGACTCAGGCACGCTGAAGCCAAAAACAATCGGGTGTCCTTGATGAAGAACGCTCTTCATTTGATACAGATTTTGGCCAACGCGTGCATAGGCGGTTGATGATAGGCGGTGATTCGTCGCCTCGAGGATGGCCTTGGAGCTTGGCTTTTCCTTGAAGCGCGAAGTGTCGTAAGGCCAGAGCGTTTCCCGACAGACTCCATGCTTAGCTGCGGCCTTGATCACACCCCGAATGGATGCACCTGAGTCGTGATCGGTGGTTCCCATTTCCCGCCTGGTCATGTAATAGAGCGACAGGCGCGAAGGAATGGGTGCATCGCCATCTTGCTTCAGCTCGAGGTATTGAATCGCTGCACAGGTCGCCTGAGCGGTGCAGGATCCGAGTTCGCCCTGGTCGTAAATGAATGGCACTTTCAAATCGTGTGCATCGGGCAATGTGCGAAGTGCGGTTTGAAATAGCCTTAGGTCACGGTGGTCGGGCAAGTCTGCAATCCAGCCAAGTTTCTTCGCGGACATAATGTCTCCACAATAAAGGAGAGGCCCGAAGGCCTCTCAATTTAATCTACTAGGAATGATAAGGTCAGATAGTTCGTCGGACTTGTTAGCGTATTCCCCGCTGTGAAGTTTGCAGTGTTATCCTTGTAGATACTCAACACACCGGCTGTACTTACGCTTATTGAACTTGGGTATCCTGTTGGCGAACCAGCTCCATAACCACCAGCGACAAATTGCTGAACCGTTGGAAGGTATCTTGCCAGAGCAGGGACAGCACCATAATTGATTGTAATCGGTCCGGTTCCCGCTGCTGTCACAGAGGAGAAGTTTAGAGCGATGGTGACTATTGACCCACTTCTCGAGAATCTTAGAACGCCCGATGCAGGTTGACCTGATACGTTTCCGAATGTGAAGTTTGTTGAGTTCAGGAATGTCGATTCGAAAACACTTTCAATGATCCAGTTCGTTCCATCACATATCAAGGTTATGTGATTGAATCGGTTGGCTAGTATTATATTAGAGGAAGCTCCCTCGATGGTCTCCGAAGCGAACCTAGTAACCGTTACAGTTCCCGCACCGGCATCAACCTTCTTGATCATCAATCTGCGACCGGCATTATTTGCCGGGTTTGGAAGCGTTGATGTCAGTGTGCTTGCACCGGTCGTCAAGAGAATCGTTTCGTAACCATCAAGATCGAGGATTGCGTATGAGCTTGATGTTGAAAATACGCGGTTTCTTTGAGAAGGAACATATCCTTTTACTAGACCGCTTTCTGTTGGTGTTGATTGACCGAAGCCTACTAGTGCGGATGGGTTGTAACGAACCAATCTCCATTTAAATCCTGCAAATGCAGACCATGCCGTTGTCGAGTTACCCGCATAAGTCGTGTTGTTTGGTTGAACCCCGCCAATCGCAAATTCAACCTGTGCAGTTGTTGGGGAAGTGACAATTACTAGAATTCCATAGTTGTTCGTTCCTTGAGCGACCCTAGCACCAAAACGCTCATCCGCCTCAAGCCAATCAGTTCCGTTGGTGGAAACTTCAACCTTGTATGCTGCTGTTGCTCCGGCGGCTGTGGCGAATTGAACTCCACGCACATAGGCTGTGCCCACTGATCCGTTTGGTATGTTGGAACCTGCTGGTCCATAGGCGAAGCTGGTTGTGTCTGTGGCGGTGTTCGTTGCGTTAGAGTTAGACGCATATTCTACGTTCGCACCCGCGCCTAGGTTAAGCGTTCCGGAACCGGACCAGATCGCAATTGGGACTGTGATGCGCGCTGATATTCTTCCGTTCGTCGTAACGGTATCGCCCGATGGTGCCGTGTTTCCTAGGCGAGCAGCTGCCCCATTAACTATGAACGAGAACTGATTCGTTGTGCCACCATATGCACAGATTATTGCATAGTTATTTGTTGCAGCAAGATATTCACCTGATCCCAGAGACTGTCGCGATCCTATTAATCCATAATCAATCGGATCAACGCCAGCGCCAGCTATTCCTGTCGATGAGGGGTTAAAGAATATTACACCTGTTGATGCACCTGTTGCTGAAACATCAAAATATATTTCCGCATCATCACCAACTCTTCGCCACCAAGACCCGTTATTTGTAACTGATACGTTATTGAATGTCGGTGTGAACGAGTTCTTAGGACCGATAGCCGCACCCTGACCAAGCGGGTTCGCATTCAAAATAAAGCTGTCGAGCTTCATTGTATAAGCAAGCGCGCTAGTCGATGCAATGTGAAGGATCAAGCGATAGCTGGTTCCGCTCGTCAGATCGAATGTCGGACCGAACTTGCCAGTCGTGAGCTTAGGTATTGCTGCTGTCGATGGTGTGATCAGAACCGAGTTTGTAACATCATAAACGTAGAGACCCATATCACCAGCGACATAGTTGGCCGATGAATCGAGTTCGAACATGACCTGAGCTTTATAACCCTTGTCAGGCGAAGCGATGGTGAAAGGGTATGACCAGCCCGTTCCTTGACGGTTGTTCGCATCCTTAGTAAAGACGGCTGATACTGTCCCGCGAAGTGGGCTTGTGGAAGATGCAAGGAATGTGACGGCCGCATTGGGCGAACCGCCTGTGCCATCGACAGGTGTTGTCGCTGCTGCATCCGCGTATGCAGTCCAGTTCGCTGGTGTCGCACCGTTCGCGGTCGCTTCGAAATCAGCGTTCGCGATATAGTTGATCACACCGGACCCACCAGCACCCGCACCGATCTGTGTTTCAACCCCTGAGCTGTTCAAGCTATAGAAGTAACCATCGGCCTTAGGATAGAACTTGAGTTGTCCCGCTGTCGGGTTAGATGGTGTGGTGATCGCTGTAAACACTGATTCATTCGTGAATCGGTTCGATGCACCTAAAAGCTTATTGGTGATCGTCTGTCCTGTGGAGACATCGACGATTTCGACTTCAGCACCGATCAGGCCTAGCTTCCACTTCGATGCAAGGCTGTTCTGAAAGACCAGACTTCCGTTCGTTGTGGTGCGCTGAATGGTAAGTCCCGCGCCTTCAGCAGTCGCGTCAAGACCACCTCTGTTGAGAAGGATATTAGGATCCTCAACTTCGAGTGTGTCGGTGTTGACGGTTACCGTAGTGCCTTGAACCAAGAGGTCACCAGGGATAACGACCGTCGAGCTTGATCCAGCAAGCGTGAGGTTGTTCGCACCAAGAGAACCAGCGATTGCCAAAGCCCCGGCCGCTGTGACATCAAGAACCCCGTTTGTTATGGTGACTGCATTGAGAGTCGATGCCGAAATCGCCTTGTTCGATAGCGCCTCGGTTCCCGCAAGCGTTGCCATCGTTCCTGAGAAGTTCGGGAATGTGAACACCCGGTTCGATGTATTTGTAAAGAGCAGCGTTGCCGAGGTTCCGGTTCCTGATCCGGTGTTGTTGATCAAGAAAGTCTTTGTTGGATCGGCAAGATCACTCTCAGGAACAGCATTTCGCCACGCTGTGAGGAAATAGCGGAACTTCCCAAGAGTCGAGTTCAGGTATACCGAACCGTCAGCGGCCGGACCGTTGTCTGTAACGAACGCTGCATCATCTGCATATGCACTGATAACCGATGTGGAAGTTTGGAGCGACAAGTCAGTCGGTGCGCCAACGTCAGTCCCTTCTGAAAACTGTAGTTTCTTAACTGATCCTGCCATGACTCATAGTCCTTTCAAATCGGTGGCACGCATTGATATTTTTTCTGGTGATTTTTCGATCGACATAATTTTTAAATCAGCCGATGCCGAACCACCAAGTATGATTGGGTTCAATAGCTCAAGGTCGTCACCGAGTTCGGTGTCAATGTCCTGTGATGCAGTTTGGAAGCTATAGCTAGCCCGTCTGCTCGACTTGATCGCAATGTGCCGATCGATGTTGCTGGTGATTTCCTCAAGGACATGCCGGAAGCGATCAACGTTGACCAGGCCATGCAAGAGTTCTGACTTGGTTGATTGCCTAGTCTCTGATGGAGAGTTCGTGTCATCGATAGCTTGCTGAGAATCATTGTGAGGATTGAACGCTATGATTGTCGTTGTGATGTCCGCGTATTCAATTTCGCAAGAAGTCCCGCCCTGAATGGTGAGACTCGTGTCGCGGTCATCGGTCGACGATGGCGTTTGGAGTATGTGATATTCCACTTCGAAGTCATTGTTGATCTTGAGGTATCCAAGAGTACTCTTCAAAACGTCTTGAACGTTCTCAAGATACGACTTGTAGTCAAGCTCGTCATAGTTCGGAATGTGGAACCTGCAATTGACAGGCAAATCGGTATAGGCCTGAGCGAAGGAAACGGGTTCAGCGACAAGGCCGACCTTCTCTATTATTTCGCTGAGGATTTCATCGTGCGTTTGAACCACCGAATTGCTCGCTCGAAAGAACACCCTATGCACATTGGGGTCGAGCGGCTGACCTGCGAACTCTGCGAATAGACTTTCGAATCCTGCTGAAAACTCGATCTCGACATAATTGTTTCCTCCGCTTGTGGTTATGGTGTTGAGCGTGTAGTCGCGCCCGTATCGTGGATAGATCACAGTGCCTTCAGGGAACTGAATGAGAACACCGAAGCTCTTGGATGGGTGCAACGTTGATACCACATTGAATGGTGTATCAGGATCCGAGAAGATGATGTTATAAGCCAATCCGCTATAGGTGAATGCACCCACATAGTTGACGATGCCGTGATAGGTGGTCAGTGCCTCTGTCCAAGAGAAGGTATCACCGACTACCACGTTGGCAAGATCATCGATCTGAGCGAAGGAAAAGCCCGTCAGGGTCGCGATCTGTCTCACGATAGTCCCAAAGACTTGAGTCGCGGGAACACCCTTGAGGCGACATGTCCCAAACGTTCTATTTGTCGTGGTAGAAATCGTCGTGTCATACGATGTGCAAGGCGCGGGTGTGCCTTCGATGATCCTGAAAAGATCGGGTGCAGTCGGAAGTGTTGTCGAAAAGGATGCAGTCTTATATCGCGACGATGATCCGACGATATAAGGAAGGATAGTTTCATGGAACTGTGGATCGAGGTCAGGGAAGCTAGAGAGGTTTCGCCTGAAGAAACATTCATCCGGTGTGTCACCCATAAGCGCGGGCTGATTGAGCGTGTTGAATGAGTCAACACAGCGAAGGTTGACTGTTTCAGTAGTGATGGATATTTGCTGAATCGATCCTGTGAACACCTTCTGAATATTTTCGACCGCACTGATACAGATCCATATGTCGACTTGCTTATTGTAAAAGCTGTCATCACCAGTCAGGTATTGCTGAAAGACGCTGTCCGGGTTGATGATTTGCACGTTCGTTTCCGATATCGTGAACACACCAGCCAAAATGTTTTCAAAGCTCTGTCCGAATGTCGGGTAACTGAGCAGTCGCGGTTCCCAGTTTCGAATGTTGCTTGTGGGAAGCTCAGGGTTCTCACCAATCGCGCGGAAAAGAGTCCCTGTGTAGAACAGGAAATAATAGGCGATGAGAACGTTGGTCGTGTCGTTGGGAGCTGAAGCAAGCTTGACTTGCAAGAGCTGAGTCGCTTCATTGTAATACCAGTGATCATTGACGACAGGTGTTGTGCTGTCTTTGGTGAGAGCGACACCGTTGCGCTCAATCCGATTCGGAATGAACGGGAAGCTCATCTCATAAACCGATCCGTTCAGGACCGGCTGAATGAAGCGCGCGGGGTTGAGGCGCACCAACAGGAAGCGTTCAGATGCCGACTTGGTTTTCTCAATTGCAATGCTCATCGTTTCCCCAAGATCCGGATACGCGCACCAGCTTCATTCGCTGAGAGCTGATTGTTTACTTCAGAATACCAGTCAAGATTGATGCCGATGTAATGGTTATCCATGTCTCTCACATACCCGTCTGTCTCAACAGTCATGAAATAGTTGATGTTCGGATTGAGCGGATAACCAGCGAAGTCAAGATAGATGTTGCCTAGCCAGTTGTTCACGTAGCTAGGGACCAGGGTGTCAGCACTGATGATAGCGCGCTCAGATGAGAAGATCGGATCGGTCGCGCGGTCGTTGCCGTAAATATTCATCCACAGCTCGAATGGAGCGGGTATCGAATTCCGAACGAAGAGAGTCAGCATCATGTTTTTCAGTTCGGTTCCGTCTTGCAGATTGAAATAACCCATGCGGGTGTTCATATCTGTATCGAGGATCCTGAAGTATTGCTGATTTGGGAACTGTGCGAAGGCCATTTTGTTGTTGCCTTTCGGAGTCTCATGGGTTTTATTTGGTCTGACATATGAGAGCCGACTAAATTACAGACCAAGGCCTGACTCATTTTTGAGCCAGGCCTTTTTCTTAGAACGACTCACGCATTTCGAAATCAATGTCGTAATAGTCGCGAAAGATATGATTGAACTTCGGAGGCCTGGTCATGATCACGAATCGCGTCAACTCTTCTAGGTTCTGACTTATTTCAGTTCCCGGATCGATCGAAACGAAGAACGGATTGCGAACCCCGACATCATAGAAGAGCTGCTGCACATCGCGTTGATCCTGACCGTTCAAAAGCTGAATGATACAGTTTCCAATGCTCAGGTAGCGCGGCCGTATCTGAAAGTAGAGCGCACCATTCTCGGATTGCAGACCGATAGAAGGATCCACCAGCTCTTGACTGAATCCGCGTGCGATGTTCGTCTGTGTGACGCTCTGATGATCACCGATGTAAACGTTGGCAAGCTTGATGCCTTCAGGTCCGAGGAAGTTTAGCCTGTCGATGATTTCAATACGGTGGAAGCGATAGGATCCAAGATCTTCAAGAACCTTGAAAGCACCCAGATCAGTAACCGGTACGACAATGTCCACCGGGGGGTTGACCCAATAATCGATGTTGTTCGAGCGCACCCGCACCGATGCCGTTTCGGATAGAGAAAATATTTCATCGATACCTGAAATCAGCGCGAAAAAGGTGGCCTGTTGTGGAACCCCGAGGTCGCATTGGATCCATTCTGATGTGTGATTCCTCTGCTCATCCGCGACAAACGGTCCTGTAGACAAATCAGCGGAACCAGAATAGCCCAAGGTGTCCCATACAGCAGCTGTCGTCTGACTCTTGCGAAGGACCTGCGTTCCAGATGTGCGATTAATCGTAAATTTAAACGTGAGAGAATCTTCATAGGTCACCACCCAGTTCGAGCTTGATGCATTAAGTTGAGTCTGAATGTGAGCAGCAAGCGTGTCGAACAGATAGGATCCGATCGTCAGGGTGATCGTCTTATTGGTCCCATCATTGATGTAAAGCTTATTGTTCAAGGCCGTGATTTCGAAATTGCCAGCGGGCTTCCAAATCTTCGAGCGCGAAGTATTGAAAATGTTGACAGCAGGGAAGTCAGCTAGCTGAGAGGAATAGCTGAACGACCTGTCGATAAAATTGTTTGCCATAAATCTTAAAGACTTCACGCTGTCAACCTCGCGTTGGTTCGGTTCAATTGAAGTATGATCTGTGCTAGTGCTCGGCCGTCGATAGTCGCTGTGGTCGTGACCTCTTGCGGTTGAGCTAACAGAGCAGCAATCCTTGAGAGCTGTGTGAGCATGGCAAGCGCGGCCTCGTCAGACTGTGCGCTGCTCGATCCGCGCCCACCCCGAATCATATCCTGAAGGCCTTCCGAAATGTCGGGTGGCAAGACCATCTCGCGTGAGCTGAGTCGAGCACCGAAAGAGTCATTCGGGAAACCATCGGGAACAACCCCGCCTGTTGCGAAGCCAGGGACTTTCAGTTTCTTGAAGATAGGCGCCTTATTAAGACCACCTGTGATGATGGTCACGTTGGCATCTATGACCTTGCCCAATCCGCTGTCACTACCACTCGTTCCGGTTATGTCGGGGAACTTGAACTTCCCTAGGAAATCGAGAAGTTTGTCGATCGGTGCCAATAGAAATTTCTGAAGGTTCTCACCAATCGCACTGAATATACCTTGCAGCGCATTGCCTATAGCTTCAAAGGCCGATTTGAAACCATCACTAAGAGCAGTTCCTATTCCGCTGAATACATCAGTCAGAGCCGTACCTATAGCGCTGAAGGCATCCTTGAAGATTTGGCTCAAGAAACCGCCAATCCCTTGGAACAGTGATTTGATGCCTTCAACAAATTTACTGAGCAGACCACCGAAGAGGACGTCAAGGCCATCGAATATAGACCGGAAGGCATCCACAATTGTCTGAACGAAGGCGCCACCGATCTGAACAAAGACCGTCTTGAATATGTTGGACAGAGCCGCACCGATTTGCTGAAAGACGACAGTGAAGGCCTGTCCAATTGCCTTGAAAAGAGGAGGAAGATTGATTGAGAAGAAGTTAAATAGACGCTTACCCGCGCTCTCAAGGAAGCTGATACCGAACATCGCTTTAGTGATAGCGACCCCGATACGCACTGCACCGCCTTTGTTGACGAGGTTATCCACAAAAGCTTCCACAAAGACGGGTGCGCTCTCAGCTACGGCTGTTATAACTTCCGGCAATGCGTCAAGGAAGTCGTTAACAAATGCCTTCACAGCTTCAGGACCCTTAGCGAAGACGGTCACGATTTCCGAAACCACACCACCGATGCCGGGGAGGATTGCGTTCGCAAATGCACCGGCAAGACCAGCGACGAACCCTGTCGCACCTTCCTTGCCCTTGAGGATCTGATTGACTGCACCGAGCGCGCCCGCGATCTCATCCTTGAAGTCGGCAATGAAGCCCTGAGGAAGCTTCAGCTCACCAAACACAACCTTGATCGGATTGGTCGCGATAGCCTGAATCTCTCCCGCGAAGTCATCGACCTGTTTCTTGCGAAGAGCTTTCTCTTTGACGCGATATTCTTCATTGATGAGTTCCTTGTTTTTGAGAAACTCCTCTTCGCTCTGAAGTCCTTGCCGTAGATATTTTTCATTGTCTTTAGTGTCTCGGTCCCGCTCCACCTTGAGCTTGCCGAATCCGTAAGCCTCTTTCGCGAGAATTCGATCTTTGAAAGTCTCAAAGGACTCAGCGTTCTTCTTGCGATCTTCTTCCGCGTTTTTCTCATCCTCAATTGCCTTGGCTCTTGCCTTAGAGACTTCAACGGATGCCTTGATAGCCGCTTGACCGGCAACGGTTTCAGCGATGCCGCGTTCCTTAGCGGATTTTGCAATTTCGCTATCAGACGAAACAATCTTCGCTGCTGTTGATCGCGCTACCTTGCCAACCGTTTCGGCGGCCTTCGAAGCACCTGAGAACGCTATATCAGCAGAGTCACCGAACTCAACCGAAGCGTCTTTCAAGTTGTCAAACTGCTTTATGGTCTTTTTGAAATCGATAGGATCTTCTGACAGGTCTTTGAACTCAAGAGCTGTTTCATGAAGGCTGTTCTGAACGCCTTCGATGGTCGTTCCGAATTTTTCGAATACCTTAGAAGAACCAGGTATCAAGGCGATCGTATCGATAAGGAACGCGAACCCGCTTATCAAATTTGCGATTGCAACATTCGAGTTCTTGACCACGCCTGTAATTATGTCTTGCACAGATTCAAACTTGAGGAAGTTCGAAACTGAATCAGCTGTGACTGCTGTGAGTGCGGTGAAGAACTTAACCGTCAACTCGAGTGCCTTGATTAGGAAGCCCAATCCGTCAGCGAGGATGGGTATTGCGTTAACCGCAAGCTTTAGCACCGTCGAAATATAGGCACTGATTTCATCTTTGTTGTCTTCGATGATCTTCGTTAATTCTTTGTAACCTTCGGTGACCGCCTTGATTGAAGCGATCACAATAGGGTTCTGCGTGATCGAAGAACCGATAGCTTTTTGGATATCCTCTTGAGCGTTGCTGAGTTGTGCCAACGCTCCCGAATACGTCTGCACAGCTTCGGATGCAGCACCACCTAATCGTTTAGCCAAGAAGTCGACAACAGCGCCCGCGGCCTTCTGCTGATCTGTAAAGGCCAAAACCTCAGGATACAATTTCCCGAGTGCCTTGACTTGCCCGCTATAGCTATTTGTCAGAGCTGAAACAGCGCCCTCTAAACTATCACCTGTGATTGATGCCAAGTCAGCAGCAGTCTGCACCAGCTTTTTGGCATCGTCGTTCGTGATACCAAGCTGCTTAGCGAACGCGATCTGTGCGATGGCTGCATCGTCAGAAAACTTAGAGGTCGACTCGAGCTGGTCAGCGAAGTCCTTGAAGTCCTGAACGACCTCAGGTGTGAAATCACCGAGGGACTTCAGTGACGCCTCGAGCTTGGCTACTTCCGCTTCATTTGCAGCAGCAGCGTCAGCCGAGTCGCTAAGGAATGAAATAATGCTCTTCGCACCAACGAAGGCCAGTGCAGCAGCGGCCGCACCAGCCAAGAGCTTGAAGTTGTCAGTGATCGCATTGATAGATTTGGTTGCCGACGATTCGAACGAGTCGAGAGATTTTTTGGCTTTCGATGTATCCGCTGTCAGTTCTAATTCGACAGAATTATCACTTGCCATTTTTCTTCCCTTGTTTTTTCGCTCGAACTGAGTCGATTTCCATATCGATAATCAAGAAACAATCAGCCTTGAAAGGATCGAGGTCAGCGAAGTCCGATCGATAACCAAGCTTCGCCAACCTCAATCTAGTCAAGTACTCATGATAGATTTGCGTTCCTTCATTGGTGAGGTCTTGCCCATTCATGGAAGCCCTCACCGCAGTCTTCAATGCGGCCTTTAGCCGTTTCCCACCTTATAACCGTTGAGCATAGCACCAGCGATTTCGGTGATGATACCGTGACCGATGTCATCTGAATCGAGGTCCTCATACGATTCGTAGCGGGTTCCGGTTTCCTTATGAGTGATGTCGACCTTCACATATTTCGGCTTCGCTGCTCTGATCGATTTCACCAGGAACGATAGATTGCTGCTACCGGCCTTTCGAGTCGATTCGCCATTGTCACCTATGTCAACGCCCTCTTCTGCTAAGAGGGTCATCTTCTCTTCGATGCCAAGGGTCTTCAGTTCAACGGAACCTGTGCAGATTGCATCGTCACCACGACAGCATTTTGGAACGTAATTCTTGGTAGCCATGAAAATAAACCTTATAGGAAGTTGAAGTAAACTTCGCCTTCTCCCGCTGAGTTCACGAATGCAGTCAGGGTCATGTTGAGCTGTGCCAGGCCATCGTTGTCATCGATGTTGAAACTGCTGATTGTGC